TCACATCAGCTGGTGTGCCGAGTTGACGTTTTGCACCAAGAAGAGTAAACGGCAACTGTGTCAACGCCATCATTTCAAGTTCGTGCGGATCGGTGAAGGTGTTTGCAAAGGCACTCCACCCCTCACCTTTTGGTGCAACAATCCCATTTTGAACAGCCGCACTGGCAACCTGCGCCCCAAACATACCAGCTTCGTGTCCGGCATAAGAAACAGCGCGAGCAGGGAGGCCAAGAAGCTGTCCACCCTGAGTTAATGCTTGTCCACCTGCTGCAACAGTTTCAGCCGCCGCCGGTCCTCGTGCAAGGAAGCTCCCGAGTTGACCCGACAACACATCATTCCCAGCAGCAAGTGCTTCCGATCTTGCAACATTCAACCCAAAACGCTCTCCGAGGTTTAAGGCCGCATTTGCACCAACCCTTCCAGCCGCCGGAAGCAGTGGCATCATTGCAGCAGACACCAACCCCGCGCCTGCACTATCAGTCTTCTCGAAGGTGTTTGCCCCCGCCATCAACGAACTTCCTGCCATGCCAATCGCAGGAAGTGCGCCAGCCATACCCCCCGTCAACATCATCGGAGCCATGTCAACTGTCATCCGAGGAACACTCTCAAACAATCCTGCTGGTGCACCAAGAGCCTGACCAAGTTGGTCTGTGGCCTGTGGTGCACCAGTGGCATTGATCATTTGATCAAGTCCAAAACTACCTGCTTTGAACAACTTCCCCACACCATTCCCAAATCCCGCAGAATAATCGTTTGCAGGATCATTTGCTTGTTGTTGACGTGCGAAGGCATCGGAAGACATTTCTGTCAATCCGTATTGTTCTTGTAGTTTTCGAATGTCGGAGTAGGAGAGTTTCATACAGAAGGTTTAATATGGCGCAGAGAATTGTGTTTTGCCAAAGAAGAAGGGTTTCGAACGAGGTGTTGGGGTTCCACTGACATTTGGTTCAGTTGAACGAGGAATGCCGAGAAGAGAGGTCAACCAGGTTTGGGCGTCGAATTGAGGGTTGTCAACTCGACCCCGCATAGTGTTGACCCAGTCCGACATTTGTGAACTAGGTTGTTTGATTGGACCCCAAGCAGGCTCAGGGGTTTGAGATGGAATGGCTGTGCCAGGTGCAGAGAATTGTTGTTGTGGTGCCAAAGCACCTTGCATGAACGGAGCAACCGAACGGTCTTGCTGTCTCTGTTGGTATGCTGGACTTGCTACCTCAGCCTTTGCCCGGTTGATGATCGCATCCCATTCAGTCGCTGGGTTCGTCGCAGCAGACACAAAAGATGGATTCCCCTGAACTTTCTGGAATCCACCTTGCGCCGCCATTGGTTGGCTTTGAGGTGCATTATTCGGATCGTTGAAGAATTTGGAAAAACCTTCTTGTTGCAATCCACTTGGATTCTTTGGTTCAAATGGGTCGGGTTGACGAACGGCAGGAGATTGCGCAGCAACTTGTGGGGCCGCTGGAGTTGGCGCACTCGGTGCCTGCATTCTCCACGCCGCCATGGTTTGTGGAGCCTGCTGTTGACCTGGCATCTGAATACTTCCATCCAGATTCCGTCGAATCTGCATCTTCCCACTCCCCATGAGGAGGAGGGCGAGATTTGGGTTGATTCCACCAACCCCCTGTTGCTGACCGTTAAGTCCACGCCTTGTTGAAATTCCACCCTGCCCTTGCAGGAGTGCCATTAGATTTGGGTTTGAAGTCATGGTTTAGCGATTGTAGAAGTTTGGTGGGAGGGGTGCGGTGAATTTGGGAGCCTGATTGTTGACAATTTGTTGCTGCAACATCGGACCCTGAATGCCGGTTGGGGAAAGTAGTCCCATAAGCCAAGACATAATCCCCGGACTTTCTTTGGTTCTGCGTTGTTCCGGGGTTTGGTTTTGCCAACCCAACAAGCCTTCCATATCCTTCGGCCCAAGTTGGGGGAGAATGGAAGGATTGAAGTCTGGTTGAGTTGCAAGAGTTTGGTATCCTTTGAGGTAGTTTTGTTGCATCGGGGACAGGCTGCCTTGGAGGTCTGGTTGCTGTTGGATTGCTTGGGAAACTTGTTGTCCGGCAACAAATGGGGTTTGTGAGTTGGCCTGCATGGAATTCACAAAAGGCTGGAGTTGCTCCGGCGGAAGCTGTGTGGCGGGGTACATCCCACGAATACGATCAGCAAGTTCCGAAGGTAAGAATGCAGCAACATTGTCAATCTTTTGTCGCTGCGCTTGCAAACCGGAAAGGTCCGTCGCCGGTCCTTGTGGAAGAAGGGGCACAACATTCTGAGCCATACTGGCAAGCTGTGCTTGCTTCTGCGTCATGTAAATGTCTTTCTGCATTTGTTGCATTGCCATTTCAGCCTCCACCTGCTGAGGATAATACTGATTCTTCAACATCTGTTGCTCCAGTTGCAGCGGCTGAAGTTGAGAATTGAAATCCAGCTGACTCCGAACCCCTTGGCCTTGGAGTTGCTGATTATCGTATTCTTGTTGAAGCATCTGCAACTTCAACGGATCGACCTGCTGTTGCAAATCCAGTTCCTGCTGGAGTTTCTGCACCATCAACGGATTGAGCACCCCTTGTTGGGCCTGCTGCTGTTGTTGTGCATCATACTGCGCCTGCAACATCTGGAGTTGGATCGGGGACATCTGTCCGCGAATATCCATTTCCTGTTGTTGGGAGGCGAGTTGTTGCTGAAGTAATTGTTCGCGAGCTGTCTGTTCAGGTGAGAACATCTGATACATCTGCAAGAGTTCTTGCATTCCAGAATTTTTGTCTTTACGTTTCATAATTAAAATAGATACGAGGAATAGCTGATTTGTGGGACATGGCTTGGGATAGATGCAACGTTAATCGTCATAGCGAGTTCAGGACTCAAGGCGATGTAGGGGGATGCAGTCTGATCACCAAGGGGCCATGCGAGAGGAATAATGTCGTTGTTTGGGCCAATCGCAAACAGAGGAAGGTAGAAGGTGCTCGATGCGTTTGCAGGGATGGAGGATTGCCAGATGATGTCTTGGGTTGAACTACTCGTCCCCGGACTGAAATACTCATTCCCAAACCCATCAACATCCCAAGCAACCTCAGTTCGAAGGATGACAAAGCCGGTTGTAGTTGTGCGAGGAACTACATTATTATGCCAATCACTGGAATCCAGAGAAACCGTTGCAATGGTGATTGGAGTGGAATCGCTTGTGAAAAAGGGGATCAAAACAGAATCATCCAACAACACCCCAGCACCCCAAGGAAAACCAGCAAGGACTCCGAAGAAGTAATCAAAATTCCGGTCAAACTCTGATGCATGGTCTCTCATACAAGATAATTGAAGGTGCCATTCCAGAATGGTGCGACTGGGGTTGTTTTGAACAGCGAATACGAACAGAAGAGAATTGCACCTGTGTTGTCAAGGGATGCAATGTCAAAATATGTTACTGTGCTGGTGGGTGCAGGAGCCGCTGCGGTGTCCATGACAATCTCACACGCAGAGATAGAAACCGTCCCATTCGGGTATGGCCCACTAGGGGCAACTTGGGAGTAGGTGAATTTTGCCCTAATATAGACAGGATTGGCAACCGAAACACTAAGAATATTTGAAAGATAATTCAGGTCCATTGCAGACCCGCCAACCGACGGAATGATGATGGTTCCATTGAAGGTGAAGATGCCGAAGTTCAAGCAAACACTACTGGAGGAAACCCTCCGAACAAGCCACGAATGGTTGATTTGGTATCGTGGGTTTTCTAGGGGTTGGCTGGCAAGGGAACGCGGATCAACCTGACCATTCCCTTTCGGTAACATGAAGGGTGCGTCAACGTTTCTGGAGTTAAAAATTTCCATGATTATTCAAGATAGACATACATTCTCCGTCTCCACAACAAACAATAATTCCACGGCCTGCGTTCATCGGAAATACAAACCTCAGTTTCAACTGCATCCACATAATCCTGTGCAGTAAAAGGAGTTCCACCAACAGTTAAAGATTCCACCGCAAGACTGCCATAGTATGTGTCATCAATGTGGGTGGTGGCCTCAAGTAAAAACGGATCAAGGAGGAGGTTTTGAAGTTGAAGGGAGAATAAACGCCCCTGAAAAAGCACATCCGCAAGTTGGGGGGAGAACACACTATCTGTGGGTGTGGGTGTTGGAACCGCAACCGTTGGGTCGGCAGGTAGAAGTGAATCCACAACCCGAACCGAAACATTCCTAGTGAAGCCCCAGCGAACATCGAGAGTCAACGAAAATTCACTCCTACCTTGAGGTGTAATGAACCAACTGCTGGGAACAATATTATCCGCCAACAAGTAGCTGGGGAAGGTGAAGGGTTGTGTTGTGTAAAATTCCCTCTCCCAAGTATCCCAACCCAACAATTCTCGAACCTCCTTAACAAGGGTGTTCTTCTGTTGCACAATTCTTGTTGATGTTCCTGGAACACAATCAAGGTTGCTTTGAGCCAACGCCAAAGATGGGGTGCCAACGATTCGGGTTTTAGTTGTGGAAACCTCTAAGCAGGTTTCAGAATCACACTCAAGGCCGTAGGTTGTTTTATTTGTGCTGCGGGTTTCAGCACGCTGGATTGTGTGCTGGCAATCAACCTCGGCCTGCGTATAAATGACAGTGTCTGTGCTGGCAGGAAGACTTGTGCCGGGGGCAACAACAGTTTCGGTAATTGTAATTGTATTCCCATCCTCATCCAACTCCACACTAGCCCTTGCTTCAAACCCAGTTGTGGTGGTTGTTTCACGCAGAAAATTCGCCGTGTTGAGTTGCTTGACAGTCGACCCAACCACAAGAAAACCCTCCTCAGAATTTGTGCCCGCAGGCATGACCTTCTTCGTGGTTGTGCTGGTGCAGATGAACTTCTGCAACCCAGAAAAAACAATGGTGTCCTTGTCGATGACATTGGCCGGGGTTCCACTAACCTTCTTGTATCGGCTCTTCTGCGTGTTTCTTTCATTGACAGTTTCCGACAAAAGCGTCCCATAAGCGAGGGCGGTTGGATCAGTGTCATGGGGAACCTCCTGATCAATCTTGGTTGCAACAGAACCCAAAACCGGATCATACCCCTCGGATTTGAGGGGTTTGCCGGAGAAATTGTTGTCGGGGTTGTTTGTGGAGATTGCCATACAAAGATTACCAATTCATTTCATTATCGAGACTGCTTTCGTGTTGGAAAGTATCAAAATTCTGGAGCGCCATAAGCGCACTTTCCCACATGCTTTTCGGTTCAGGTTGAACCCCTTCTTGCCGAGGAAGAAACACCCCGTATTGTTTGTTCATGAAAACAACAGCATACCAGAGAAGGTATTCCCACCCATGAGTTAGAAAGAAATCCTCGTCAGCTTCTTCATCGGCATAATCCGAGGTGAAGAAATAACCCGAAACCTGACAGGTGAAGGGGACCTGTTCCACATCGGAACAATAGATGCTGTTACCTTGAAGCAACAAGACATTTTCTGCCCCCGAATAAACATAACTATTTTCCTTCTCTGCCTTCCGAATCCGTCCGTGTTGGGTTTTCAACCGCTGGAGAACAACCTTCTGATATTTCCCACCCCCCACACTAGAGAGCACCCACCCGCTACTTGTGGTGTAGGCTTCTGCAAATTCAATACTCTTCAACAAGGGGAACTCTGTCCCCAAGTCAACCCGCTCGGAACCATCCAACACAAACTGACCCTCACCCCAACTAAAACGCCAGTCGTAGTTTAGCTCCGCTTGCTTCTTCGCTGCGTTGATCGCCATAAGAGCAAAAGCACGAGCAGCAGCATCCCCCGTCGGATTGGTTACCGAGAGGATTGTCAGCGCCTGTGTGATTAGAGAGGTGAGGGTCATGAGTTTGACGGGTTAGGAATTGCCTGCCCGATTGCCGTTCATGGCGTCGGGGTAGGACGTCTTTTTGGGAGCATACTCCTTGTAGGAGGTGTCCTTGTTCGGGTCGTGGCTGGCAACTGGACTTGCCGAAGTGGGGCAGTCCATCTTGCGAGTCGGGATGACTCCAGTTGGGGAGTCCTTCATTTTTTCAACGTCGATCATAGTGGTGTTTGGTTTGTGTTAAAGAAGGGAGGGCCGAATTAACGACCCTCCCGCGAGCGGACAACTTAGGAAGCCGTGATGGATTTGAAGTTACGCAAATACATGTGGGTTTCAGGAAAGCGCACCTCGAATCCGACGTCGGTGAAGAACTCGTCTTTCCGTCCATCGAAGTCAGGGGCGTGGATGCTTTGGTTGATGTGGGTGTCCCGACCAGCGGTAGGACGCAGGCGGAGGTTTCCGACATCCAGAACAAAGCCATCATACTTCAACCAGCTCTGCGCATTGAAGCGTGGGTGAGAGCGGAAGTGAAGCACACCATGGCTGGTTTCGATTGTGCGAAGATCGAAGCCGAGTTTGTGCTCAGCTGCGAAGTCCTTGTTCGTGACGATTTTGTCCTTGTAGTAGGTGTTGAGTGCCACGATGACACCCTGACCACAGAGAAGGAGTTTCTCATCCGAACATTTGACCTTCTTGGTGAAGATCCGTGCGAGGAGGTTTTCGAACTCAGCCTCGGTCAATGCACCCGTGGAAGGCACAGTGACAATGCGCTTGTCTTCATCATCCCATGCGGTGAGGGCCGAGCCACCTGGACGGTAGCCGAAGGTTCCGCCACCACTCTTTTCCCACTCTTGCAAGAACCAGTAGATTCCACCAAGCGTGCGCACATTCGTGGCAGAGGTGGCAGCGTCAGTTGCGGTTGTGGCGAACTTCGTCCGGGAACCAAAGAGGAGGGCATTCTCCAACCCAACCATGTGCACGAGTTGCAACTCACGCATTGCGGTTTTGTAGAACCCGCTCTTGTCGAACTCGGCAGGCTGAGTCAATGCGGTTGCACTGAAGGCCTGAGAATCGCGGAAGATTTGGTTGTAGTTGGTGATTTCGATTGGGAAAATCAACGGACGGGAGTTGCCAGAAAGCGAACCCTCGATTTGAGCATTGCCCAAAAGGATGACTGTTTTGCCTGCATTGCCAATGGCATTGTCGATGGTGAGAGCATCAAACACCCGAAGAGTGAGGATGCCACTTGCCACAGCGGTGACTTGAGCGCGAACGTGTGTGGTTGTGGAACCGCCATTGATCACACAGTCTTGGACCATGATGATACTTCCAACAGGGAATTTGGCCTCATCACCCGTGGTGATGGCGAGCCGTTCCGTGTCATCAGCGGCGAGAACAACCGTTGCAGTGGCGACACCAGAAGCGCCGGGAAGCCAACCGCCAAAATTAGCGGAAGCTCCAACCGATTCGACGGTGACAGTAGTGACTTCTTTCCACCGATTCTCAAGCCACGAATATTCGGGGCCGTCGATAGGATCGGGTTCAAGAAGCGAGAGGAGGCCACAAAGCGGGGATGCGCCAGTGGGGAATGCGTACATGATTTCACGGCGCATGTTTTTGCGCTTCCATGTTGCGATGTCTGAGCCGATAAGGGCTTGGAATCCGAGTGCCATATTATTAGTTGGTTATTGGTTTTGTGTTTGGATTGAAACTAGGACTATTCGTCCCAGATGGATGTGGGCTGTTGCGACTTTGCACCAGCACCAGGACCGCCTGCGCCTTGCCCTCCACCAGACAGGGATGCTGGTGCAGGATAAGTGGAAGGCGGCGTGCCTCCCGATGATGGTGTTGCAGAGGGTGCTTCGAGAGAAAATGTGGGGTCAACCCCCTTAACAGTTTCAGCCGAGCGCTGAGCCAACAACGAAAAGAGTTCCTCCCGCGTCTGCGGAGGGTTTGGAAGATTACCAAGTTCGGCAAGGGTCATTTTGACGAGTTTATCGTGCTTCTTGAGGCCGGGGTTCGACTCGTAGAAGTCGTTGAACTGAGCCTTTGTGTGGAGTTCCTGTGCAGCCGCAAGATGGGAACCGTAGTTCTTTTGAAACTCCTGTTGGTATTGGCCGAGGTCGTGCCGATACAAATGTTGGGAGGTTGTGACGGCCTCGGTGACAGCGCCTGCAACAATCTGCTTGAGCGCCTGTAGGCGTGTTTGCTGAGTTGCGGTTTCGGAAAACAGCGCATTCAGGTGGGATTCATCAGGATTGAACCGCTTCAACATCTTTCCAAGTTCTTCATCGGAAAGGGGTTGTTGTTGCTGTTGAGGCTGCGCACCCACACCAGCCATCTTTAGGGCTTGTGCAAGTTCGGCAGCAGTGAGGCCCCCTTTAGAGGGTGGTTCTGTGGCGGGAGTTGACATGTTATTGTTGGTTTTGGTTTGGGAGGGATTTGAGGACTTCTTCGGCTTCGGCAGAAGCCAGTTGATCGTTCAAATCGGAGAGAATAATTTCAAACATTTGGACCTTTTCTTGCACAATTCGGAGTTGGCCGAGTTGCTGTTCCCTTAAAATGAAGGTTGCAAAGTCAGTTGGCGGGATTGCAACCGACGAAATGATTTCATTCAGCTCAGCCTGGGCTTCTGCAACAATCGAAAGCCCCACGTCACTGGACTGGAACTGCTGGGTCTCCAGGATTAGGCGTTTGATTTCCGGCAGACTGAGCGAGGGCAAGCTGCTGTTGCTGTTGTTGGAGGGCGAGAAGCTGTTGGGGGTCATATTTGAATTGAGATAGTCCGCCGATTCCACGGAGTTTATAGATACCTTGAAGGATTCGGTTCGGATCAAGGTTGAATTGGAGAGCAGCTTGAGGGTTAGTGAGGAGGATGCTGAGAAGTTCCTGCAATGACTGGGCAAGGAATCCTTTCTCACTAGGGAGAGAGCCGTCATAAACAGTTGTATCGTAGCTTTGAGCCAAATCCTCAGGGGTTCCGTGGAATTGAGGATACAAACCAGCCTCAGAATCACCAACAATACGAACAAAAGTTTCTTCCGAAAGAGCCTGCCTGTGGTTCAAGAGCAGCCGTTGTGATTGTGGCCGGAAAGCACAGGTCCAGAGAATGTCCAGAACCAACTTCATCCGACTTGCAGCACCCTGAACAACCGAACGAGCCTCTGTGGCACTTCGACGCCCACCATTGTATTGTCCCATGGCGTTGTCATTAACCCCAGACACCATCTGCATGACAGTCATGAGATTGTTCGCATCACCCACATGGCCAGTTGTTGTGTCCTGGACCTGAACTTGGGTGATGTAGCGACGAACATCAGTGCGAGCAGCACTCTTTCGAAGAAGAATAATCCTGGACCGCTTTTCGATTGAACTCACCTCAATCCCGGTAGGATCGACAATGAATTGATTGTCAATGGTGCGGGAAACACTCGCCACACGAGAATTGATGAACCAGGAAATTGTGGCTTGGAGGTTATCAATAATACCCGCAAGGCCTGTTGGGGAAAATTCGTTGATATCGGCAGAAAACTGACCAACCGAACAAGGGTATTGATTATGAATGGTGTTGCTGGGTTCGCATTTGATGACCCGACTGTCATTCGCCACCCAAATCACATAGCGGACGGGGAAAGTTTCAGGCCCGAGGGGTTGCATATCCTCGTCCACAAACTCGGATGGAACCAGCCACGTGTGGAATTCTGTTCGGCTGACTATATTCTTCTCCTTATCTGGTTTGCTCCAGTTGAAAATCCCAGACCGCATTTGATTCCGTCCCCACTGTTTGAGGTTGGTTTCAGCAAAAGCCTGGACATGTTTGATGCCATGCACCGACCCAAGGGATTCAAGATGCTGGAGTTCCATCTTGGAAATCTCATCCTCAAACCCGACAAAGGAACCCTTCTTCCACTCAGCAATAGGATACGCAGGATCGGGGAAGAAACGATATGGGGAAACCACGTCGAGCCGATTCCCCTGAAACGTCCGAACCTTCTTGAATGTTGTGGTTGTGGTGTCGGGATCGCCATTCTGACCAGGAAAGACGTTGACCGTTGGAATGTAGGTGAATTCTTCCACCCAACTGTCTTTGAGAATGCCAATGGAAAAGCGTGCAACGTCAAGCAGAAATTGCATAACCAGCCGATCGCCTTCCGAGGTTTGGAAATCCCGTTCAACAATGGTGTCTGCCGCACCTGACCACGCCTTGTCAGTGTCACCTGTGCCGGAATAACCATAGAACGTGTCCTTCTGCTTGAGCAGCATATAACAGAATGCGACGAAGGTGTTAACCTGTGCATAGGTGAGGGGGATTGTCATCCCGGTGGGAAGGCCTTGCTCAGCCGCCTGAATGTCGGCTTTGGTCGGTGTCCTCTTACTCGAATACAATTCAGCCTGCTTGTCCCAATACGAATAATATTCAGACATCTTGCTCCGTGACGCAACAATGCGATCCTTGACATGAGTCAGGATTTTCTGGTGAAGCGGAGTGATGTCTTCTTGTTTAAGTTGTTCGTTAAGAGTAGCCATTAGAATGCTTTAGCAAAAGGGACAATACGTTCGAAATCCGAATCCTCAAGTTGAATGTATTCAAGTCCAGTCAACGCAAGGCGGTAGAAATTCTCCATCATGTGGTCGTCCTTGTCCCTCGGTTTATTCGGACGCTTGTCGTCCCACGTATACCGGTCGATTTCAAAAAGAAATTCCGAAAGGTGTTGGGAAACATTAACCTTCCCCTTGACCGCTAGAAGTTGCTTTACAGCAGTGATACCACGGCTGGGGTCCTTGGGCCCTTTTTCGAGATAAATACCATGTTCCGCCAGATCGTCCGCCATGCTGGTTTTGTCATTGGGAGACAACAAATAGGCCGAGGGATCGCAAATGGCACGAGCACAGAAATAAGCCCCAATCTTTTCGTTGATTTGGGCAGCAAGCTCTGTGCTTGTGCAGGGGTCAAAGATTTCATCAAAAATCCAAACACTGCCGTCAGGTGCCGTAGCAGCAAAAAGGACAGCATGAGGGGTGTGAGGGTGCGGATCGAGAGCATAGCGGATGGTATAGTATGCAGGAGGTTTGTTCATCGCCTCCCAACCATTCGGAACACCCACATAAATATTATCATCCCGAAAGTCATTGTAGATGATGCCACCGAAATCCGTCGGCATCCCCATGATACGAGCTTGACGTTGGTTTTCGGTCAATCCCTTGTCGAATTCTTTCAACCCCTCGGAGGAGGTGTAGGGATTATCATACGAGGAACCAACAATAACCACCTTCGTCCCATCAATGATGTTGGCAATGGTAGGGTCGAGGTTGGCCCTCTTCGAGGCAGAAAAGAAATCATTGATCCAAGGTTCACGAAGGGGCGTGCATGTGAACCAAGCTTTACCATTCCGGTCGATAAGTCCCCGAGCAGAAGCCGTCCACATTTCTTTTGGAATCGGCTCATCCACATGGATCCAATCCCAATCAGAACTCTCAGAACGCTGGTCGTTTTGCTTGAAAGCTGCGACCGTATCGAGGCAGATTGTAGATTCCCCACCATGGACGGATTTGACAATAATCTTGTCAATGTTGCCAGAATGATTCTTCTCAACCTTGACAACACTTTCCCTCGGAAGAAACTTGAAAATCTTCCCCATATCCACACCCTCAGATTGAGATGTGAAGATTTCATCTGCTTTACCCCAGTCGGTGCAGATGATTAAACCCTTCGTGGTTCTTTGTGGGATTCCATGAAAACGCATCGGGTCATTCTTCTCAAGCCAAGGGCGTTCACCAAGAGCAAAAGCACAATCCTCAGCTGCCCCCATGTCACTTTTCCCGAAGCGATTCCCCGTCCGAACATAGCGGTATTTGAAATCCGCAAGACTGTGGAATTTGGATTGCTTCGCATGTGGGCGGTAGTAGGCAAGACCATTCGACTTCTTCAACTCTTTGCGGAGTCGGAGAAGCCGGATTAGTTCAATGTCTTCTACAATATCAGCCACAATTACATCGGTTGGAGTTGGTATTGAACCCCGTTCACACGGGCGGGAACATCAGGGAAAATAGTATATTGCACAACCTTGCTGGTGGTGCCACCATGCCGAGGGCTTGGATTGAATCCGAGTGCAGCCGCGAGTGCCATCGACCCTTCTCCGAGTTTGCTCCTTGGTCCAATGTCGGCAACAACAGCATCCACAACCTTCCCGTTGCAGGAAACTCGTGCATGGCATCCCATGACAACCCCAGGAACAGAGAGGCGGATTTGAGGGGGAACCACCACATAGGGGACACTCTCAGCATCCACATAGCGTAGGGGATTTTTCAACGAAAGAACCTTTCCTTCGGGAGTTTTCCGGTGTTGGTAGGTTGTTGGGGAAACATAATACCCAGGTGCAGGATCATTCGGCCCCTGAACAACGGGTTCGCCATTCTCAGTCACAATCCCCCACCAATTTCCAGGCCTCCCAGCACACGAAATGTCGTCAAGGCCCTTCTTATTCTGTGGGTGGTAGGCGCGATAAGCTCCATCTGCGTCAATAGCAAGACCTGCAACCCACGAAAGGGAGGCGTCTGCATTCAAAACGACAGGGATATTTGCAACAACAAGAAGAGTTTTCATTGACTAGGAGGAAGTGTTCGGGTGGGGTGCGGATCAGCCAAACGATAACCTTTGGGGATTGCACCATTGCCGGGAGCATTCTTGTCTCGGACAAGAGGGATGCCATTATGGAAAAGGGGTTCTTCGGGGTCGCCCTGCCACTCATTCGGAACAACCGAAAATTCGGGCGGAGTCGGAAGCCACATGGAAATCAACAAAGAAATCCCCGCAACAAAACCGAGACCTAGAATGTATGGAAGGGCCGGTTTCATTTGGCTGTTTTGGGTGGACGTGGAATATAGTTGTAGGTCGCAGATGCAGAACCAACAAGCTTTCCAGTCACCGGATCAGTTTGAATTGAAACGGTGGGAACGAGACCTTCACAGGAAGAGAGAAGAAAGGAGAGAAGAAACAGGATTTTCATAGAATCATCGCCCCAGGTTTGGAATTACGAAACATCACCGCATCGTAGCGAGTGGAAAAAACTTTCGTCATCGGCATCCCATCCACATCATAAGAGACAGTGTGGGATTCAACAACAGGCGGGGAAGGCGGGAGCTGTGCAACTGCATCAACCAGCGGATACCGGAGCAAACCTGGAATTTCCACCCGTTCCTCAACCGAAGGAACCACAATCACAGGTAGAATTTCTGTTGGTTTGTCGGCGGGTGTCGGAGACACCTGAGAATCAGACCTCAAATCAACGAGTTCATCGCGGGTGTTGCTCCGCACATGGTTGGCTTCGGCACTAAGATAATACTCAAACCAAGCAATCGCAAGCGTAATCAGGCCGGAAACAATAGGTTCCCACGCAGATTGGCCTTTGGCAATGAGAAGTCCGGAGATAAGGAAGCCTGCATTCTTCAACAACTTGATGAGTTGTCGACTTGCATGGCCGTCAATGGAAATTAGAAAGGGAATAAAATTCATAAAGCATTTTGTGGTTTCCGCAAAGCGCGGAGTTTACGGAAATGGCAATCTTGGACCGGACAATATTCAACTTCACGAACCTCAAGGGCTAGGGCTGCATTTGTTTTGGTCAACTCGTTGTTCTGCTTCTCCAACAGATCGAATTCAACCCGCACCGCCTTGAGTTCAGCACGCAAATCCTCAACCTGTTTAACGAGATTGTTGTAGGAAAGCCTGGCAAGGGTGGCAATGATTGCGCCAGCACCTGCAAGGACGGAAAGGATGATGGTGTCGGAGAGGATCATGACAAGAGTTAAGGATTTTGCAACAAAGCTTGTGCAGCTTGCCATTCCATGAGTTTAGGAATGGCCAAAGTGATCGCCTCAAATGCAACAGCAGCTTCCGGCACGGCAGCAAGAACTTCAAACAATTTGTCGCTGGAGAACGTCACCATCTCGGATGCCGGACCAAGCGTTTGCCCGTCGAAGGGAAGCAGTTCGAGGCGGAGACTTCCAACCCCGACGACTGGTGAATGCGCGGAGAGGTTGTAGATGTAGAGCTTGTCGAAGGTTTTCGCTGCGACTGCTGGGATGGTGATTTTGGTGTGTGGAATTTCGGCCATGGTGTTATGCAATTTTAAGGGTTCCTGAGTCGTTCCAGATGTCGCCAGCGGATAATCCAGCGGCACTGGTTGGAAGGTTTGATAGATTCAGACGTGAGGCTCGAAGCGGGGCGTCTGCGGAGTCGTCACCTAACCTTGAGACTAGGGTGGTTCCGTCGCGCTTGATCGCTGGGAAAGATGATGAATTCCCACCCAAACACATAATGTGATCCGAAAACAAAAAAACCGAGCCACCGAAACGGATAGCGGGATACCCGGCCCCAACGTCCCCAAAACCAATGGACAGTGTCCCGCCATTGTCCGCGATGTGCCCTGCGGTTTTAATTTTAATGCCGGATGAATTCACCGTCAGTGTGGCGTCTCCATCGCGACGAATAATCAAATCCCGCGCACTCCCCCCACTCGCTCCCTTCTCAGTCCCGATCACGAACGCGCCAGAGCCGCTGTCATACTTGGACGACAGGCGCTCGTAAACGGTGGATGAGGTGTCCGTGGCATAAATCTCGAATGTTTGAGCGCTTGCCCCGTTTGCTAGACACACTTTATTTGCCGTGCCTTTCGATGAAATAAATGTCCCGTGAAGGCCGATACCAAAACCGGATGATGCATCCGTAATCGTTAGGTTTCCAAAGTAAGCACCAGCCCCATAAACATTAGAAAATCCCGATCCTGAATTCCTGAAAACCCAGCAGGTATAAGCGTTAAGGTATGCCAATCTTGCCTGAACAGTCGTCCCGTCGGTGTCTTTAGCGATGATGTTCGCCTCGTTGGAGAGTGTAATCGATCCAACTCCGGTTGTTGCTCCAATGGAACTCGGATTGATCGCCTCTCTGTCTTTTGCTGCTACGCCTAAATTTGCCCGCGCTGTTGATGCGCTGGTGAGGTCTGAGAGGTTGCTCGACTTGTCCATCTTTGATGTCGAGAGCGAGCCAACGGAACTTGAAACCGAGGAGATGGCGCTTGCGTTATCGCTTAACTCTGTTGCCACGTCCACTCCACCCGATAGAGTTAGTGAATTGTGAGTAACGTCATCGTCAACGCCTAGCCCAATATTGGTTGCCGCTTGCTCTTTCTGTCCTGCGTCGAGAGTTTGCGCGGTGTAAAGGACGGCATCTGTTGCGCCTCCAGACTCCAAAGCTGTCACCCTGTCGTCAATAGCGCCAACGGTTGCGATGGTTGCGTAAACCGCCGCCACCGCTTCCGATGTTAAATAGATGTCAGTCACCGCCGGAGGATCTGCCGTGAGACTTGCGGTTGAGTCGTCCGCATTCAGTTTCAGCGTCCCAATCCACAGCGTCCGGTGCGTGTCGCCTTCGGTTGCGTAAAGGATCAGCGCGTAATCTGTGGCAGTCTTATCGACTGCCTGATTCATCTGCGCCGAGGTAAACGCCAGTGTCACACTCGCGCCTGTTGGAGATGCTGAAGACGAAACGCGAGCAAGTAATCCATCATCTCCCGGTGTGGACGCTGCCCGCAATTCCAGCCTGACAACATCTGCGCCGTTGAAAGTTTGCCCTGTCGGCAAAGTGAAAACGAAGCTCGCAGGATTCGCCTGGAATAGTTCGCACTCGGTTGGAGTCGTCGATGATTCCGGTGTGATTGCGAAAGATTTTGTCGAGAGTGCCATTAAAAAACGGCGAGTGTCAACCCTTCAAAGGAACCTGTGGAGTTTGTGATTCGGCGTTTTCAATATCCGTTGCCATCCTGAGTTGAACTTGTCGAGAGCGTCGGGGAATTCTCGTTCCAGAATCTCGGTCACAAGCGCCACTGCTACAGGATCGCGCTTTCGCTCGCCAGCCAAGTGTGTGTAATCCAGTCCTGCGAAGTCTGCAATGTATGGGTGACCGTCCGTTAAAGTTGTCACCTCTGGAACGATTCCACCAATCAGATACTGCTCAATCTGCATTGAGAGCGTTGTCCCGCTGATGTCGCTTCCAATTAGCTTTCCAGCATCGCTTAAAGCCCGCTCTGCGTATACTTTGACTTGCTGGTAATCATTCCCGCCGATTAGCCCGCAGTTGTAGGGAATCCATCCATCTGGATAACCGAGAATCCGCCGAGTCTGTTTTGCATTCTCGAGATAGTAGCCAGCTTCATAATCTTTCGATTGCGTGATGAATCCGCCAGCGAGGAAACTTTCAGGCGGGGGGGAGAGGGTCAAAACGTCGCCGTCGAATTGCAGAACCGGACCACCCGCTTTTATCAGCGTCCAGAGCTTACCGATTGCCCAAATCCTCCGCAGTCCGGTGCGTGGCATGTCGTCTAACCATCTTTCGATACGGACATCCCATCCCAATTCACGCGCTAAAATCTCGCCACCTTTGTCCGTGGAAAATGTGATTTCGCCATGATGCTTTTGCGCCAAGCAATGCGCCAGAGTTTGCACAAGTAACGGTTCGCGCCGGACCTTAAAGCGGTCAGTGCCAGTCCAGATGCTTGTGGCGAATCGCATTACACAGAGGCAACGCTGATGGAATTATCGTCGAGAGCTTCGCAAGTGCGGAGGAAATTCACAACCAACTGAGCTGCATCAACCACTCCCGGCCCTGCTCCCGGTTGGTTATAGTCCGCATCCAATGTGCAAGATCCAAGATCGTTCCACGCTACTCCTTCAAATTTGAATCCACCGTTAAAGCCTGGGTAAGCTGTGCCAAGTTGGATTTCTTCGTCAACTTCGCCAGCGTTCAGCGTAACAGAGATGTCACCAACCCCTTTAGGTCCGCCCATGATCGTAACCTTTGCAATAACGTCCACGGTTGCTGGTGCCGAGAGTAAACAATGCCGCTCGTTATTTTCTGGCGTGCCGTAGTCAACGATTGCTGTGATCACGATTCGCGCCTCGCCTGCGGTGCCAGTGCCGTGTGGTGGGTGCGATGATCCGCCGCCCCCACCTCCTCCGCCGCCCCCGCCACCTGCTCCTGCGCCCCCGCCTCCACCGCCCCATGATCCACCGCCACTACCTCCGCCAGCAACTACAGGCTCGCCAGTTACAGGATCGGGGAAAGTGTCAGGTGGTGGAGTTGTTGATCCTCCCGCTGGCGGTGTCGTTGTAGTTGGCGGAACGATGATGCCGTCTGTTGGTGCTGGCGGGGGAACGATAACCTCGCCATTCCCATCCGTTACCCATGGTTCGTCTGTCCAATCGTTCGCGAGGAATTCACCACGCTTGAATTCCGCTGCTACAACTACGTGGTCCGTCTCTGATTCTTGCTGATGGAACCAAAGCGAAGTGGTGTAGTAAATCCATTCCTTCCACGCCTCACGCCGGATTTTTGATCCTTGGAAGGCGAGTGCCCGAGCCTGAAACCAGTTTAATTTTCGGCTCATTAGTTTGGAATGATTTCGCGCACAACTTCCGCGATGAAGGTTCGCGATGATGTGACCGATGTAGCAGCGCCGAGCGTCGCCGGTGCAACCCATGTGAATTCTGCGAGTGCATTGATTTTGGTTCCTTTGGGATCTTCTTCGTCGGATAGAGCGGCATCGAGTGCGCCCGCTGTCAGCGTTGCGCGAAGGAGGTAACTTGTGTTCTCGCCGCTGCCCGCTTTCGCGAACGTGCCGGAATCCACAAGAACCGGCTCATCATCGAGTGATTTGATACCAAACGTGAGCTCGTCCAAGTCAAGATCAGCAATCACGCCGCCCTTAGAAAAGCGAATGCGGAAGAAAACATCGTCGTTGCTTTTGATGCTAACGAGAGGCTTATCCTTTTCGATTTGTTGCGTCACCGTCGCGCTGATGACATTTGAGAATGTGACAATCTTGGTTTGTAGGTCAATCCACAAATCCACTTCATCTTTCGGCGGCCCGTAGCCGCCAGCCTCGATTCCGATTGTAATCGTGAGCATGGCAGAAGCGCCGGCATCATTACCTGCAATCAAGCCGCAATTGTAAACGCCGGGGAGTTCAGCCGCGCCACTAATTAGCCCTGAAACAGGGTTGAAATCCATGCCTGTTGGTAAGCCGGAAATATTCCAATAGGTGTCATCCCCCAAGACTGTCATGGGTTGGAATTCCCAAGTCTGCCATTGGCGGTAACCGAGAACGCTAGTTGTGCTGTTGATCGTTGGAATAGCCATTAGGTGAAGGAAACTTTAGCGTTGGACATCTTGGCCCAAACTGCGCCTTTTTGGTCGCGTGTTGAGTTCTCAGTGTCGAATTGTCCGAGTCTGAAACGAATCAGGAACGATGATTTTTCACTGTCGAAAGTTGGCGCGTCGTCGGAATCCTCCCATGATCCATAAAGCAACTTCTTGGCAGTGATGACATCGGAAATTGAACGGAATACGGCCACGCCAAACGTATGCTTGACTCGCGTGTTGGAAACGATGATTCGCTTGTCACTAGCCCAATCGTCGGTTGACGCGGTTGGATATGAAATGTCCTCAAGGTTGTCGTCTGTTGTCGCCGGAGACGTGTCCATTGAGTCGTCGCCGAATTCAATCAGTGCGAGGTATTGGCAATTTACGTCGGTGCCGATTGTCTGAATTTCCAAGTCGAAAGTGAGAGTCATTTCCTTCCCAAGTTTCAGCATTCCAGCATTGACCGGAACCGAGAAGAATTCGTGGTCGAATGCTTTCGGGAAATAGGATTTGAAGGTAGGGCGGTTGTAAACTTTGTAAAACCTTGCTCCATCACCTGCGAAAAACTCGTTCGTCTCAACGTAGAATGACTTGTGACCGCCGCCACCTGGAACAAGGAAGCGCGTGCTTGTATTCTTCCAAACGATGCTCGCGATGGATGGTAGAGAGGTAACTTCCGTTGGTGCGGACGAATGATTTGCGGGCAACAAAATCTTGTAGCGGTTAAGCGCCACTGGTCCTTCCTTGAGCTTGGAAAGTTGCGTTTCTGGAATCTCGCCCGGGTATTGCCAGCTTGCGTCTGGAATAGTGATTTCTGCCTTGGTTGCTGAATCTGCCACGCTTGAAGGTGAAGTGTAGGGTAAGCGGTCCTCGATTGCTGTTAAGCGGTCCGCGAGATCGTCCAGAGCATCTTGCAATCCGACAATCTGCGCAATCGTGTGAGTGTGGCTTTGAAAGGCTGAAATTGGCCCTGCTGTTGCAATGACAATCAGAAGCGCGTTCGTTGCTGGAGCGGAACCAAGCCACGTCACGACTGCGACATTCGCGTTTGTGAAAGTGACGGTGTAATGCGTGCCAAGCTGGTAAAGCGTGCCACCGCTGGCATTACCGCGAACGAGAACGCCCGCCACGTTGTCAGTCGCGAGGTTGTGCGTGACTGTGAAGGAGGTGAGAACGCCATTTCCGACCGCGACTGAATAATACTGCGTTCCCGTGATAACTTGGTCAACGGTGAACGGGATATAGTTCGTCGGCTCTGGTGGAATCAGCCAATCGATGCCTTGCACCGTGCCGGCCAACTCTGGAAAGATTTGCTGGCGAACACAATTTGATAGGACTTGGAAAGTGATAATCCGGCCCGCGATTTCAGGGTCTTCTGGATCTTCACCGAGTTCCATGACTTCAACCTCGATTTCAAACGGGATGTTTTCGAGCTTGTCAGCGGCCCGCAATGCTGCGTCGAATTCCACCGTGTTGAGATCCAAAAGGAATTCAGGCGTGCCAGGCTGGAACGTCTCAACGGTGACTTCCGCCAAGTCACGCGAGCCATCCGAAAGCAGTCCGATGAATTCGATATAGGCCTCGTTCTCAACTGGATTCGTGACGCGGAAACGCTTCAATCCATCATCCCACATTTGGTTAAGCGCATCCTCAATCTGGATTGGTGACGCATCGTTTCCAAGAATGATTGTGGAGCGGTAATCGTATTTTAGATAGAACGTGCCGCGAAAGTCCGCCGGAACGAGTAACGATTGAATCTCGTTGATGCTCGTCTCTGTCACGCCGTCACCCGTATTGCCTGCGCGGATTCGCTCAACGCTTGGTTGATCTGCGAGGTTTCGCACCCACGTGTCGGCAAATGCCCACGGTGATTGCAAATACTTGATTTCAACCGTCCACTTGCCGTTAAATTTGATATACCGAATGCGGACAAATGATCTTGGATCGAGTGAATTCGCTGTGACTGTAAAGGCCGGCTCCGGTTCAGTGTCGGCAAGATCAAGCGTAACTCGCCATTCGGAAGATCCAAGCAGGTCCACACTTAACGCGTTCCAGTCAGCCTCTGCCGTGTCGAAGATTTCAGCCGCCGTTGCATCAAACGGAATTGAAATTGCAATACTCTCGTATTCCAACTGCGCCGCTCCGCTGGTCGGTGCCGCGAAACGTCTGCCAAGTGAAGCGCGAATGGAACGAATCGGAACATCGTTGCGGATCTTCACTCCAGTTGCGTCGTCTGCCTCAACGAGCGAGAATGCGAACTTCGGCTTGTCACCAAGAATAAACGTCCGCACGGGAGGTGTCCCGCCCTCAGAGGTTACAAAGGATTGAGTGGCGATGTCGCCGTAAAGTTTTGTTGGTGCAGCCATCTAAAAAATGGCTGTCTGTCAACCCGTGTAAAATTCCCGAATTTAGCTATTGCATTCCTCTTGAGGTATGGGATTATTTCGTAGATTCAACTGGTTCGCTTCGTGATGGGAGCAATCCCGCAGAGCGAACACTCAAGCCCGATACGCCCATCACCGTATCGGGCTTTTTGTTTGCACTGATCATTGTCCTCCTCAGCTCAAAAGAGGTCATCGGCCACCGTAAGGCAAGGCCAAACACTCGCTGGGGGCTTGTATGTCGGAGCGAGGATAAACTAAATCCGGCAAGTCCTCCCTTTTCACCTTTTTTCGAGTCTATCGAATGAGGGGAGGGGGAGTCTTGAGAAGGATAGTAGATAATCTATTATGAAGGAAGAGAGAAGACTAGATCGACAACGAAAAAGGTTTCTGCAAATGCACGAAACAACACTTCGCGCCATTATCAAAAATCCAACGGTCAATCCCGCAACCGTCACAAACGCAAAGGCTGAACTCTCACGGCGAGTCAATCCTTCGCGGACTGAACTCCCAAGCTGATGACCAGAAAAGCGACAGCGCCCAAAGCCGCCAACCATTCCTTCTCAAATCCTGAGTAGATCGCGAACAGTAAAAGACAGATGTTCGTCGTGTTGTGGATATATTTACGCATGTCAGAAAAGTGCGCGAAATTCTAAAAAGATCAAACCACTTTCTTAGGCGGATCCGCAGTCACACCAAACACGCCAGCAGGAAAAGGAATCGCCACAAATGGAAACTTCGGATTGAGCGGAGGAGGCTTAGGAATAGCCGCCCGTGCTTTTGCCTGCGCTGCTGCTGCGTTTGTTTTTGGGTCGAGTGGCATATTGTTAAACGGTCCAAAAATATCCTTGTGACGCCGACTTAGCAAACCAAGCGTTGATCTGCGCTGAAAGAAATTGGTCCTGCTGGATCTCCGCGAAACTCGGATTCCCGATGCCGCCAGCAAGCGCCGTCAAGAATGACACTTTCAACTCTTCGAAACTGCTGCCGATGTCCGCCCTGCTCGCGTGGTTGAGATTCCAGAAGCAGTAGTGGCGCACGTAAAGATCCCAGCTTTGATCTGGATCGTCGCCCGCAACATCTGGCGCCACCGCGTAAATGGTCGCGATTCTTTGCTGATCATAAGGCGGTTCAACCGCAAGCCCAAGATACCATTCCAAATCTGTAGGCTCTGCGAGCGCTTCTAGTTCGCGACTGGTAACAACTTGATAGCGCGGCACGTTGTTAAAGATCGTTGCCGAAAATGAAGTCGTGATGTCGATTTGCCCAAGCGTGGAACTGATTTTCTGATTTGCCGTGATCCGTGGAGAAATTAGAATCACCTCGCAAGTCTTCAAGAATCGGTCGCCAACTTCCTCCGCGATTGCTGCCGGTGCCGCCGCTCCTACGTTCCAGCCTCCAACTCGTAGTGTGAAACCTTCGCTGATTGGTTTCCCATTCGCCATGACTTCGCAGCCGTTGACCATGCCAGGCTTAATCCTGATGCGCCAAATCGGCTTTTCATCTCCTTCCTCCTGCGTGAAGACTGGCCTGCAAAACCATGGATGTTCGTAGTCGTCGGAAGTGTAGCCGTTGAGAATTGCGCCAACTCTGCGATGATCCACCTTGCCGTTGCGCACGGAGATAATCCGCTCGCGGTTGATCGCCCGTGCCGTGTCGTTGTAATCTCTCGCCGTGCCTTTCATCCCGCAGCATAAGCCAAATGGCGAGCTTTGCCACTTGCGGCCCCTCCCGGTCGAGTTCTGACTTCGAGATTATGGATTACGTGCTGAATCGAAATGATGCGCCCCTTGATGTTTTTGATGAACAGAATCGGCACGTTGACCGTTCCATCGTCCAAGGTGTCATATCCGCCGATGCCGGGATTGCTGTCGCCCGCGAAAGGTTTCGGCGTGAATTCGTAAGTCCAATATTCAACGCTCCAATCATCCTTGAAACGGATCTTGGCAACGATCCACGCCCGACCTTCTGCGTCGTAGCTTGGTGAAAACTTGATACTGAAGGGCTCCACCACTTCTTCACCATTGTTGAGCGGTAGCTTTTTGTTAATCAAACCCGGATTGATCTGGCAAGTGTTACCCTGTAAATCGCATTTGTGAGGGTGATTGAAACTTGCGCCACCGCCAATGAAATGCACCCGTGTGCCGTTTGGTGATTTGGCCAACCTTACGTTGCGCCCTGCAATCAGTCGATTCGCTGCAACGCCATCGTCGATAGCTTGCCAGTCATCAGCCTTTAAAGGGTCGCCCGGTTGAATGTCCTTAATCATCGCTTCTTGGAAGTTTTTACCATCTGCCGTTCAAGTGTAGATGTTAACTCCTTTGTCAAGGAGTGCGCGCAGAGTGCATCCGCAAGTTTCCTGCCAGCCTCATTAATGATGGCCACATCACCGATCAACAGTAACACCCCTCTTCGATCAACCGCCAAAGCAGTTATTTCGCCGTGAATATTGTGGATTTCTATTCTTGTGATGTCCATAGTTATGTCAGTTGTGACGATGAGTAGATTTTCTTAAGCCATCCGCGCGGTCCAGAAAGCATCCATTCAGCGGAAATCTGATAACGGTTACCACGCTCGGAAATCTTCGGCCCAAGTTTCAGCCAGTTGCGCTTGATGGGAATGGTGATGCCGAGTTTGGACAAGCCTTGTGGCCTGTTGGTAATGGTGCCGATGCCCTGCATTACCCAAGATGGAATAGTGCGGCCTGAGAACGAAACGCGGAGTTGAGCGCCTGGAACCAGCCAAGCCTCTGTCCCGTATGCGTCCGACCGTTGCACGTTGTCCTTTTGCAGTCCGCTTTGAACGCTAGTAAGGGTTTCATCTCCCGGCATGAATTCCTTGAATTTGTGCTCGTTGTAATCCCACCCGTAGTATTCAACCAGAGATTTGAAATCAGGGTGCGCTTCCATAGGCGCTTCCGTCATCGTGTTATCAAGCTCGACTGTATATTCAGACTCCGACATCTCACCCTGCGAATCACTGCCGCCCTCGTAATTGTAAGTCACGAACGCCACGCCTTTTTCCACCTTGCAACTTGAGCCGACACATGGAATCCCGAATGGATCTGGAGCCGATGAAGGTAGAAGCCAATCAGGATTGATTTTCGCGTCCGTGGTTTCGATCTGGAAACGCGATTCAACCTCACCGCTAAAAATGAGCAGTTTGTTGCACCGCAAACCCTTGATTGAATAGTTCGCGCTTCCTAATGCTCTTCCTCTGATGTTTATTGCCATACGGGTTTTTTATCTCGAATTTCCTTGAGTAGTTCGGTCTGCGTGTTCGCCTGCCGCTCAATCTTCTCAGATGCACGGGCAATGCGTTCCTCTGTGGTGCCGCGTGACGTGCCGACGAATCCGCCGCCGCCGATCTTGGTGATTGCGTCGCTTACAACCGTGTCTTTGATTTTTGATGCCACCTGAGCGAGCTTCTTTTGCCGCTCCTCTTCCTCTTTCATCTTCCGGTTCTCTTCCTCGTTCTTGCTGCTCTGCGTCTGCGATGGAGCGACTTGGAAATTGTCCTTGGTGAATTTGCCCGCAAGATTGGAAACGGAATCAATGAACGCATTTCCTGCCGCTTGCTGCGCCGTGTTTGAATTGCGCATCATGTCCGCGGCCTGAGCGTTTGCGCCTTGCGCCCTGATCTTGGAAAGCTGATCTTGAACGTCTTTGATTTCCTGCTCGAATGGCCCCTTGTTCAAAATGGCCTCAGTCTGGATTTCACCGATTGCTTTGCTCCTCTCTTCCAAGCTCTTAAACGGCTTCACCATCTCGAATCCGATCTTGATCTCAGCGAGCACGTTTGCCATTTTGATGGCGAAGAAATTCGCAGCTTCCAGCAGTCCGAGCTTGAGCGGCTGAATGATCGCATCAACCGCATTCCCTTTCTCGAATGCTCCGCGAATGTAAGATCCCCATTCGGCGATTGAACTTCCAACGTCTTTCGCTGCCGTCTTCATTCCGCCGAGTTTCTCAATCGCAAACTGCATCAGAGGCTTGAGCGAGTCCATGATTGGCGTAGCAAACTCAACTTTCACAGCATCCCAGCCCGCCAAGAGCGTTGACTTCAAACCGTTGAACGTGCCGCTCTGCTGCGCCATCATTCCGTTGAACTTGCCACCGCGTGCTGTCATGTCTTGGAATGCCTTTTCCAGCATTCCGAAATTGATTTTCCCCTCACTTCCCATCTTTTTCACCTGCTCGACACCTACGCCGAGTTGTGCCGCGAAGGAATCCAGCACGTTGATCCCCCTGCCTGTTAGCTGGTTGATGTCTTCTGCGAAAAGTGTTCCTTGCACGCGAGCCTTGCCGAAAATCTCGGAGATCTCACCAATTGGAGCACCAACGCCAGAGGCAATGTCTCCGATGGTTGTCAGTGTCTGCGCAACGGTGCCGGCTGATTGCCCGAACGCGAGCAGGCTTTTCGCTGCGTCGTTGATCTCCTGATCTCCATAAGGCGAAGTGTCCGCGAGCTTTTTAAGCTGCCCTAGAACCTGGGTTGTCTCTTCAACGCTGCCAATGAGAACCTTGAAGCTGGTTCGCGTCTGCTCTGCTTGTCCAGCAACGTCAAACGCGCTGGCTATTTGATCCTTGAGAGCGCCAAGCGGTGCCGTTAGTTTACCAATGAAATCAAACGCGCCATTGAGGACGTTTAGCTTCCCGGCCAATCCAGTGATGCCTTTCAACTGCTCACGCATTGCGCCGAATGACGAATTAAGTTTCGCCAATCCGGTATTCAACGCGCTGGCATCTAAGCCAACATTTACTTTGACGCCATCAGCCATCTTGAACCTCCTTTTTCATTTCCTCTTCCATTTCTTTGATGAATTCCGCTTCGTCTGGCGTTACGATCTGGCTTGAAGTAACTCCTTCGATTTCAGCGATTGCTGCCGACTTCCAGAAAATCTTCCCAATCGGAGCAGTCCAGATTTCCGCCTCTGTCATGTTCGTTTTAAGCTCCAAGAATGACGCAACCGAGAGCAGTGCCGGTGCCCGCATTGGCTCACCGTTTTTTGATTCCCAAAAGATTGGGCGAGAATCAAAGTCCTTGAGGTAAGCGCGAAACTTGGCGAGTTCCTGGGCAAACGAAACACGCTTGCATTTGTGCGCCCAAAACGTCCGCCTGAACCCCTCTAGTGAAACTCTTCCAGCCTGCAAATCCTCATACTTCGATGAGCAAACCAAAACCGCAGCGAGCAAGTCTTCTTGAGTCGGATTATCTCCGAAATATGCCGCGTTCTGGTCGAGAGAGAGAAAGAATAAGTCATACAGACAGAACGGGTGAAGACGCCG